ACTATTAACTATAAATTATAAACTAAGCAGCAAGCGGTGGGTTCTGTCCGTCAGGACTCACCCCCTGACCGCTCATCATCTGCTGCAACATCGCCTGAGCCTTCGGATTGCTCTGTGATGCCTGAGCCACTTGTGCTTGTAGCTGAGGAGAGAATCCTTGTGGAGTCTCACCATTCTGAATGGCTTGCTGGTTGGATGCAACCGATTGTAGCAACTCCTCTCCAAATGGGAAATCTCCTACTTGCAGCAACTGCTCCAGCGTGATAGCCTGATTCTGCCACAAGGTCATAAGGAACTCATTTGCCATCTGTCTGTATACTGGTGTAGCCGTACTTTCCGTGATATTAATGTCAAACTCAACGTCTCGTATCTTCTTAGGGTCGTAACGCACTAGCTGTCCTGCCCTACCAACAATATTGAAGTTACGAGCCACGTCATAGTACTGCTGCATATTCTTCACGGTCTTGTAAGCACCATCAATGATAAACTGGCTGAAAGTCTCCAAAATATCAAGCAGCGACATGGTAGCATTCTGTGTCTGCTGGGCATAGAGCGAACCGCTCGTACCAGATACTCCTGGTTTACCTTGCAGCGCACCATTGACTCCCGATATATCCTCGAAGAACTTCAACTGATAGCTGAGCAAGTCACCAATACCGATATTCGTAGAGTTGTTCGCCACTTGCTGAGGAACCTGACCACTCTTGTTTGGCTTGTATCTTACCACACCATTGAACCTACTCCACTCATCGCAGAAATCATCCCAACTCATATCATCAGGCAAGCAATCCTCAGGACAGAGCAGCACACCCTTGGCACTCGCCCTCATAATGAAGTCATACATCGTGATGAGTCGGTTCACGTATCTCTGCTGGTCTATCACATCTTCCACGAAGCTGTGTATCTCACCATCAATGAACGGATAGAACTTAAAGCAATATGGATGCTCACCATGAGCATAAGGGGTCTCGCCTTCTCTCAGAATATCACCGAAAGGAGAAAGGTAGTAGAAATGCCAGTAGTCATCCATAAACCACTCGGCATCAATCAGAGGAATATCCTCTTCCAGCATACCAGCAGCCATACCTCGCCTGATTCTGTCTCTGTTCTCTGCATCTACAATATCAGCCTTATCCTCAATGTCGATTTTGAAATCATCGCCATTGTTGTAGTCGTGGCATCGGTATCTCGGTTTACTCTCCTTGCGCCAAACCTCAATCACTCGGCAGAGCGAAGGGTTGGCAGGATTCATAAAGTCAATAGTCTTAGGGTCGAACTCACCGAATCGCTGAGTGCAGTCTGCAATCACGAAATCTCGGTTAGCCGCCAACCGGTATATCTCCTTCAACTTACGAGCCTCAGCAGGAGACTTGGCAAACTCTCTCAGCACGTTGCCGATGGTAATGTCATGCACCTCACCCAAGCAACTCACGTCCCAACCACGGAAATCCCTCATATTGTTGTCTATGAAGAAATTGTTCGGGTTCACGTAGTCCGTCCAGCAATCCAACCTACCTCTTCGCCATCCATACTTTTTCTTATAGATAGCAGCACCGCTTATCAGGAACTCTTCCATGGTTCGGGCATCCAGTTCCGTCTCTCGGTTCAGTTGTCGGTTACATTGCAGCACCACGCTCATGGTTTCACCATAACGTTTCTCATCCTTATCTCTGGCATTGCACGTAGGTTCCTTGCTCTGTGAGCGGTACACACCCAGTACATTCTTCACCAATCTACGGATAAGGTTGTTCTTCAATGGTTCGCTACCCTGCTCACGGATATAGTCTTCCTCCCTGATACGCTTAGTAAAACCGCACTTGCTTTTGAACTCAATGGTATCGCCCCACTGGTCTCCATAGCAGTATCGCTTGTTACGCAATCTTCGCTTTCGGAAGTTATCCATGTTGTTATAGTATCGTTGAGCCTCTAGCAAGATAGAGAAGGCACGCTCATAAGGCTTGTCAAATCGGTTCTTGGATGCCTTCACGCTATCCAGTTCTTCCTTGTCAAGTACCCTACTCAACGATAGCAGTTTGGTTTCTTCTTTCTTCTTTGCCATAATTTATGATGTTGTAGGTTCAACAATATGTGCCAACTTTCTAGCCACTCCAAGGAATCCGCTTGCAGTATCGGTATCGCCAAGGCTGATACAAGTGAGATAGCCAGCCATGTATAAGATGGCATCTTTCAGGACGGAAGGCAGACTGATTTTCTGTTCGGTAGTGACAGATGGAACCTGAACGTAGATGAATGCCAACGTAGCATCCTGCTTTGTGCTGGTATATAGTTCAATACTCTTGCCGTTAGCCGTATGCACGATAGCCGCAATCGGTCGCTCAGGATTTCCCCTGACTCCATATTTGCAGTTCTGATACTTGTAGGCATCATCACTCTCTGAAATGATTTCGGCAGGACGGTTCCAGCCTTCTGCCTTCACAGAAATGATTCTCAGCATATCGGTAGGCAAGACCATCTTACCCACGTAATAGCCGTTGCTATCCGTCCACGTTACAGCATTCGTACACGAAGTACCTTCCACCATATCCTCAGGAGCATCCGAAAGAATGATTCTTGCTGCATCTACGATTTTACTCTCAATAAGTTCTGCTTGCGAGAGTGTATCAGAATCGCTAGGAGCCAGCAAGCCAGCAGACTCTTGGTTTCTATCCAAGAGCACCTTCACCTCTTTCACTAAATCAGATACAGCATATTCTACCATTACTCTAAACCTTCTAGTTCAACACCCTTTTCCTTAGCAATCGCCAAGATGTCTTCCTTGGTCTTCATCTTGGAACGGCTCACACCGAAGGTCTCAGCCAGATAGTCCTTGGCATCCTCAACGTCTGTCACGACATGAGTCTTCTTCTCGTCAGCCACCTTCTTCTTAGCCTTGGCAGCAGCCTTCTTCTTGGCTTCAGCAGCTTCTTTCTTCTCGTCAATACTCTCCACCAAGAAGAACTTGTCGTTGAACCAATAATGAGACTCGATAGCCTTCTGTACCTTAGGGTCTCTTGTCATATAGATACTACAGCCCATAGTCTTACCCTCAAAGACGATACGCATTCGCTCGTCACCTACCATAACGCTGAATGCCAAATCAGTACCTGCTTGATATTTATTAAACATGATTATACCTTATTATATATGTGTTACTAAAAAAGGGATGGGGCTAGTGCCCACACCCCTCACTATTTGATGAATAAATTTGCTAATATACTTGCTTTTAGGCAGCAGCCTTGGTCTCGCCAGTTTCAGAAGTTCCCTCTGTTGCTGGAACCGCAGCAAGGCGCATACGAGCATGTGCCTTAGGGTACTTCAAGTACAGACAAGCTACCTCCTGAATAACTACTGCATCGGTGTTACGGATGCCAGCCTTCTTCAAGTCGAGCACGTTTCGAGTCCAAGACAAGTGTACTCGCTTAACCAAGAACTCAGGGTCAAGGGCAAAGCCGCAGTCGCTCATGCCGAAGATGTCAAACAACTCAGAGTGAATCATCAACACCTCACCGAAGTCAGTCTCCCAACTCTTGAACTTCAAGTCCCAAACCTCAACGGTGTCCTTCAAGCGGAACTTGTCAGAATCAATCTTACTGAATGCGCTCACGAAATCAGAACCAGCGATAATCACCTTGCGCTTGTTGCCGATACCAGTACCAACAAACAAGTCTTTTGAAATGTCAACCAACTCCAAATCAGTAATCACTCGTTCATTCTTGCCGTAGCCCTTCTTAATATCGTCAGCAGTAGCAACATGACCTACCTCAATATCCTTACCAGCCATCCACCAAATACCCTTGGTAAACCACTGGGCAGAGTTGTTCTTGGTAGTATGCTTGATACAAGCCATATCACCGAAGAGATAAGTACCTTCCATCGCAAGACGCATATCATAGATACTATCCTCCTCGATGTCAGAGAAATCCCAGTCTACTCGCTTAGCTGCAATCTTATTAAAGGTACTCTCCTCTACCTGAATCATGAAGTTCTGGCAGTACTGAATCTCAGAATCAGGAAGGTTGTTGAAACGACCTGTCTGTACATCCAACTCACCGCAACTCTTAGCCATACGGATAAGTACCTGACCCTTCTTCAAAGCAGGAATGCCGATAGCCTGCTTGCTGACCAACTCACCATTTACAGCATACACAATAGGATAACCCTCTGTATCTTTACCGCAAACGCAAAGTTCCAAATCAGGAGTAGGAGCATCTGTAATTGTTGAATAGGCAACACCCTTATAGTTGGTAATAGCCTTCACATCCACCACTCGGATGGTATCATCCAAAGTAAACATTTCAGGGTCTTCTACCTTCAATACCATAGATGTACCAGTGCTCTCCAACGTAGCCTCCTTCACGGTAGTCTTGATAGGACGTGTACCGATACTCCAATACTCAACCACGAAAGATGAGGCAGACTTGGTTGTTGCATAGCGTGAAATCTGGTCAACTGGAGTAGCCATTGGACGAATCTTGGTAATCTTGTCGTTGATGTCGTTCTCATAGAACTCCGTGCCATTCTCGTTATAATGCTCTCGACCCTTGCCCTCAGTAGCAATACCATCATCCTGACGAGCCGCACCGCCATTGCCAGCATCATCGGCAGCAGTAGCACCACCAGCTTCCGCAGCGTGACCACTCTCGGTCGTACCGCCATCAGGAAGAGCCGCCTCAGCCATGATAACCTGACCATTCACTCCAAAAATAACTGCCATAACCATCAGGAAGACGGAAAGCAGCCGATTAAATGTACTTTTCTTCATTGTTATTCTGAATATTAATTAAACATTATATATTATCTTTTCACCTTGTCGAATTATCTAATGTGTGTTCTCTTCTCATTGCCACGCTGCCAGATATTTCCCCTACGTGATGCCCTGCCAAGCGCACCAAGGTTTGGCTGGTTATCCGTCTGCTTGGTCTCTGCATTGGCAGAATCAAGGTCGGCAGTACCATCGCCCTTCTTTCTCAGTTCAAGGTTCTTGACGTGCTTGCTATTCTTGCCACGAACCTCACCTTCATGGGCTGCATCAGCCACATCAGTATCATGGTTCTTAGCCTTGATGAAAGCAGTAATCATTTCCTCTGTAAACTTGCCAGTCACCACATTGCGCATAGTCTGAAAGCACTTGTCGATGGCATCGTTCACAGCTTCCTCGCCATACTTCTCTTCCAACTTGTCGAACACCTCATAGCTGGAAGGCATGTTCTTGTCATACTCCTCCTGCAATTTCTTGCCGTTGGCAGCATTCTGCAAGAACTCCGACTGAGCCGATGCTATCTCATCCGCATTGTCAGGGTCTGAATAGTAGTCAATGGCATCCTCCCCATGTGTACGAATCAACTCAGCGTAAGGACTCTTGCCAGCCTTCATCGCTTGAAGGAAGGTAGCCGCCTCAGGGTCACTACCCAGCCAATCGCCCATCGCCTTTTCGTTATCCTTATACCCCTGCAAAGCCTTCTGGTCGGCATCATAATCATCATTGATTGCGCCATACATAGCTTCATCATCCGCATACTCCGTATTAGGGTGGCGGGTCTTCAAACGCTCCAAAGCCAAGTCTCTCTTGGTCTTGGTATCTTGCTGTTTTGCAGCACCAGCATTCTGCTCAATATTTGTATTATCGTCCATATATATATGTGTATATTTATAAATCAATGCCCAAAATTAATGCTTTTTTCCGATTTTCATCTTTTATCCGTTAATTTAGTCTAATCGGATGCGACCAATTCAATACTTTTTTGTATATTTGCAGTGTCAGATATGAAATATAAGGATTCACGATGCTATTTTATAGAGGAACGTGATGCTGATTTATTGAGGGCTTACAAAGAAATTATTAATGTAAGAGACAATATCAGACTCTCAGAGATTGAGGAAAAGCTAGCCCAATCTCCGAGCAGAAGATTTTGGGTTTCAGAAGACCGTGCTTATATAGTCATATTAGACTTACTGAAAGGAAAACCTCTTGATAACATGATTCCTACCCGAAAGGAAATGTATCAGGAGATTTTCAGACGATTCCAGATTCATAAGAGTAATGAGCCATATCTCAGTAATATGGATATTATCAAACGTGTATGTGCAGAAAAAGCACCCAGTTTCTATTTGACTCCTCAAAGCATACACGTAATTCTTAGCAGGGTGAGAAAGGAGGAGAAGCAAAGATGCTACGAGAGACGAAAGAGAAGATTGCGCTTTATGCTGGGTACATTATAATAATGTGTATCACTTTTCTTGGATATGATGGCATGGGTCTCTTTGACGATTGTTCTATTCAGAACCGACTAAGCTACCCTTTCTTTCATCAGAACATCTTTCATGCTGCCATCAACCTTTATGTTTTCCATCAATGCTACCGAGCCATCCCTTGTGGCATCGGTCACTTGGTGGCATTCTATCTCATAGCCATCAGCTATCCCTTCACCTCATCCGTACCAATCATCGGTCTCAGCGGATTTATCTATGCCTACATGGGCTTTATCGCCCCATACGTGGAGAATAAGGTAAGATACAATCTCACCATTCTCCTATATATCTGTGTTGGAATCTTCTTCCCTTGCATGGCAGTTGGAGTCCACATCTATTGCTATGTACTTGGTCTGTTGTGGGGTTATCTAAATGCACCGCTATGCCAAGACAAGTAACTGCAAAACTGACTGATGCTGTAGATAAACATGTGCTTGGCATCCTGAAAGAGAACGAGAAACGCATCAAGGAAATCAACACACCCTTCAATCCCATCAAGGGTGAAGGGTGTGGAGATAAGCGATTTCTGCTCTTCCTTCCTGATTTCCCGATTCAGAGACAGCAGCTTCCAGTTTCCATGAAGAAGATTCCGCTCGTCAAGATGCTCATCGAATTGGGTAGCTGCAAGGCAGTAATCGAGGAACTGCACAAGGATATAGACGAGCCATACAACCTAGAAGAAGAGATTGAGCAACTGGTGGAGCAGTTTACTCGCATCAGGATGAAACACGACCCTTTCTTCTTCTTTGCGACATTCATCTATATCAAACCGAAAGGTGGAGGTCTCCCCTTCCGTTTTGTGCTCAGAAGACCGCAGCGAAGACTGCTCAGGTGGCTGGAGGAGCGAAGAAAGAAGAATCGCCCTATCCGTCTCATCCTGCTGAAAGCCCGACAATGGGGAGGTTCGACGGTCATTCAGATGTACTTCCTCTGGCTGCAACTCATGTGGCAGAAGGGTCTCAATTCTCTCATCGTGGCTCAGGTCAAGGACACCGCAGAGACCATCCGAGGAATGTTCGAGGAAGCTCTGAAAAAGTTCCCTACCAAGTTCCTCTACGAAATGGGAGAAGCATTCTCTGAGAACGAGCCGAAGTTTGTGGGAGTAGGAACATCAGGCAACGTGAAGAAGGTTCCTCAGCGATTCTGCAAGATTAAGGTGGGTTCCATGGAGCGACCACTCTCAGCTAATGGTGAAGACTACAACTTGGTTCACCTTTCAGAGGTGGGTTTGTGGAAAAAAACGGACGGAAAATCTCCTGAGGAGGTGGTACAGAATGCTACCAATGGTATCTTGTATCGACCATACACGATGATTGCCTACGAATCCACCGCCAATGGTACTGGCAACTTCTTTCACAAGGAATGGCTTGCAGCCAAAAAAGGACAATCCCAGTTTGAACCGTTCTTTGTACCTTGGTTCGAGATATACGATATGTATCATCTTGATTTTGAATCAAAGAAACAGAAGGTGGAGTTCGCCAAATGGCTATACGAGAACCGCAATAATACCAATACGATGTCCGACCGAGAAGAGCCATGTACCTATCTTTGGAAGTTATGGACGCTTGGTGCTCCACTCGAAGCTATCAACTGGTATATGGCAGAGCGAAGGAAGTTCACCGACCATGCCGATATGGCTGCTGGCTACCCTACCGATGATATTGAAGCATTCAAGCATTCAGGAGCCAAGGTGTTTGCCGAAGACAAGGTTGACAAGTTCCGCAAGGGATGCCGAGCACCTAAGTTCATCGGTGATGTTTATGGTGATGGCTACAAGGGCAAGAAGTGTATGCAGAATGTCCGATTCTGTGAAGACAAGCAGGGGCAGTTGTGGATATGGAGCAAGCCTGAGACCTTTGATGATTGCAAGGTGATAAACCGCTATCTGGTCGTAGTGGATATTGGTGGACGTAGCAAGAATGCCGACTGGTCTGTTATCTGTGTCTTCGACCGCTATTGGATGATGGAAGGTGGCAAGCCGTATGTGGTAGCCCAATGGTATGGGCACATTGATATGGACTTGCTGGCATGGAAGGCGGCTCAGATAGCCAAATACTACAACGATGCTCTGTTGGTGATTGAATCCAACACCTTGGAAACGAAAGACAAGGAGCACATCTTGGAAGGTGGTGACCAGTCTGAGTTCATCCTGAATCAAATCAAGGACGTATACGACAACCTCTATGCACGCAAGCAGAGTGAATCAGACATCAAGAATAAGGTTCCAGTGAAGTACGGATTCCATACCAATGTGGCAACCAAGCCGATGGTCATCTCAGTATTGGTTCAGGTTATCCGTGAACAACTCTATGTAGAGCGAGACGATAGATGCTTAGATGAATATCTCACATACGAGAAGAACGGAACCGTATACGAGGCAGCAGACGGAAAGCACGATGATTTGCTCATGACTAGAGCCATCGGACTCCACATCTGTTTCAACGAAATGGAAATGCCAAAGATGATTTCCATTCAGGCAAGAGTAATGAGAAGAAAGGTTTCTGTTTCGGCAGCAACCATCATATAGTTTCAAACAATAATAATTACGATTATGAAAGTAACAAAGATTTTCAAGCGCATCAAGTGCGAAATCATGTACCGCCAAGCTACGGCTAAGGCAGACTACGCATCAAAGAAGAACAATGGTGAAATCTTCTACGTCCTTCCTACGCAGAAGGGCAACCTCATGATTATGAACCGCTCACTCTTCGAGGCATTCAAGAAGACAAAACTGGTAGACAACGACATGAAGGTCAGAGACCTCTTCAAGGATTGTGTCTATCATACCAACTGCAAGAGCAAGAAGGGCAAGCGCAGCCGCAAGCGCAAATTTCTCAGATGGAAGGGCTTAATCTAAAATTTTTCTGCCCTAAATAAACGGATAAAAGATAGGTGGAGAAATTTCTGCCTATCTTTGTCTATTATTAATAATGTATACGTATATGGATATTTATAAGATTGTTAAAGGCAACAGCTTCGACCTTTTCATCAAGCTTCAGAAAGCCTACATCAGCAAGAATAAGCAGATGTTGGAAGATATTGACGTAGCTGCCATCAGTAAGCTAGAAGTACATCTTACTGATGCCTTTGGAGAGTGTGTAGCAAAAATGCCTTTTGTTCAGAGCGGAACAAATAATAGTGAAGTAGAGCCGAGTGATATTTGTGTCAAGTTCCCACCATTTCTAGATGAAGGACTATATGGCATTACCATTCGTGGCAAGTACAACGGAAACGACATCTGTAGCATCGAGCACCGCCTTTTCCGTATCGTGGAGCGAAATGGCAAGTCTCATATTCCTCTCGGTATCGTAGAGGGTGAAATGGGAGGTATGTACAATGCGAAGTACTGGATAGAACTGAACAATCAGAATGATGCTGATGTGGACGATACAAATGTATATCTGGAATCTTCTCCTTCTGTTATAGCTTATGATGGAACAGAACACACCATTAAACTCTCATGGCAATTCAGGAAGAATGGTATTGATACTACTCCAGACAATATTAAGATTATTGACGGAAGTAATGTCATTGAGCCTAAGACAACTGATACGTCAGTCAATGTTTCACGTTCACAAGTAGGTTCATACGCTTTCCATATCATAGTCACGTTGAACGGAAAAATATATAAAGCAACTGCTTTTGTTACTATCGGTGCAAAGACCATGTATGGTGCATCATCTTTATCAGATGCAAACGAATTAGACCTATCCGTACTGAACGGAAGTAATACTTCTTTGGTCAATCAGACGATAACGGTTACTACAACAGATGAAAACGATGTAGTTTGGTTTATCTCAGACACTCCATTACAATTCATTCAGGGAAATGTCGAAGCCGATTTCCACGAAACGATTATTGGTGCATTATATTATTATAATTCAGACCCACTTATTGCTGGTGACAATACTTATACAATAAAAGCTAAATAAATATGGTAAAATTAGGTAGTACGCTAGAATCTTCAAGAAAAGACAAAAGGTTAGCAAATTCTGATAATATATATGACAAGAAACTAGGCAAGATGCAGGAGAAAATCAACCAAGAGGTTTCTTCTCTATCTCCCGTTGACGAAGAAGACCTTACTAGGTCATACAATGATAACGGACGTTCTGTAACCAAATTTGCCGACCGTTCATATTCTCCTCAGAATTTTAGTGGTAAAGGTTACAAGATTCTACGTAAGAACATCAAGCCAGTAACTCTTGCCGTAACAAAAATAGTAGTATCATCAGCCCCTACGTCAGATGGTTACATATCTTTCATCATCAATGGTGCAGAAAGCCATGTAGATGTTGTAGCATCATCTGATACAACAACGGACAAAGTTGCAGACAAGATAGCTGCAAAACTTTCTGAAACCATGACTGAATATGAAGTATCAAAAGATGCTTCAACGATTACTCTTATCCGAAAGTTTGGTGGCGTAATATCCACACCTTCATCTTTTAGTGCAGTTAATACTGGTGTATCATGTTCAATTACTGATAGCACAAAGAAAGAGCTTCGAAATATCTTAACTCCAATTATGATGAATCAGCCTAATACTATCTATGTAATTAGGTATGATTTTGACTTGAATGGTGAGACTATTGAGATGCAGGAGGGATGCACCTTGAAGTTTGAAGGGGGCTGTTTTAAAAATGGTATTTTGAAAGGAAATAATACTCATATCGTTGAATCAAAGGCACAATTATTTGATTCAATAATTCTACGTGGTTCTTTTGATGTTCCATTTTTATACTATGATAACTTTGGAGTTATAGCTAACACTGAAGATAACAACAATTCTGATATTATAAATAAGACAAATGATTTTATAAAGAGTACAAATATAAACACTCTTACATTTGCATCTTCTTTATATTACATAAACAAACAAATTGTTATAGAATTAAATCCAAGAGAAGAAACATTAAATATGATTGGACATTCTGTAACAATTAAAGCTACAGAAAGTTTTTCGGAAGATTATCTGTTATGTATTAATTATACTTCTTTTGCAACTACAACTAGAACAATTATTAAAGGATTAACTTTAAATTGCAATGTGTTGACTGGAGGTATTAATATACCAAATGGAAATTGTATAAAAATTTATAACGTTGATATTACCAATGTTGGAGTTAACAAAAGAGGAATAATGATTCATTCTGGTAATGAGTTGCATTTTGCTAATTCACGTATTACCGGTAACAACAAAGGAAAATGTTTTGGAATTTGCTTTCATACATCAGATTGTTGTGCTGATAATATAGTTATGATTGATGTTAGGACTGCAATTTATCAAAGTGGCTCATCAAACATTTATTCTGATATACATGCTTGGATATCTAATCCACAGAATTTTCAAGGAAGTGAATTTCTGCTTATTGGAGGAGGTGCAGCATATTTGGACAGATGTAGTTGTGACACTTATCAGATTGCTATTTATTCTATTAATAATCCTTATATTTCTTTCACAAACTCTATATTCTTTCAAAATACCAATGTCGTAACAGCTAGCGGACAAACTTCGGCATCAATAATAATAGCAGAAAATTTAAAAGCATTTTATTCATTTACTGGATGCAACATGCCATCTTTTGATTTTCAACATTTTTCAAACAATGATACAGAAATTAAAAAGTATTGCAATTTCATAGGCTCTAATATTCTTGGGACATATTATCCTTTTACAGGAATAAAGGAAACTCCTTATGCTAAATATGATGACTATTATGGTGTATATATAGATGGAATAATATCATCAAATACGTTGAGGGCTATCCCTAAACAGATAAGTGCTTCAAATGGTCATTTATTCAGATTTTTTAATATAAATAATTGGATGGGACAATCCTATAATTTCTTTTGCGAATGGTATGGGAAGCCTATCTTCTTCATGGTTTCTTGTCTAAATGGTAATATACGTGTCAGAAGTATATTTGGGAATCCTCCCGTAAAGTTCTATACTAAAGATGGTTTGTTTTACATTTATTGCCCGAAAGTAGAAAATACACCATATAATGTTTTATTGGCGGTTGGTGCATTCGGGTTAACTGACATGGGTGAAAAGACTCCTGATGATTCATATACCGAAATAACATGCGATAAAATTATAGGTAATTCTACAGAACGACCATCAAATGTAAGTGAAGGTTATGAATACTACGATAATACTCTCAAAAAGAAAATTCTTTGGAATGGTACTGCTTGGGTGAATATGGATGGAACAGAATTATCAACTCCAACTTCAAATGAGCAGGGTGCAGAGAATCCTTCGTAAGCAATCTGTAGATGAGCATAACTTGGTGTATGAGGAGCCAAAGTATGGGGAGTAATAAAAGAAGAAGGGTGAGTCGAAAGATTCACCCTTTTCTTATACTGAAAGTAAAAACAACAACATTAATCATACACCTTAAAGAACCTCTCACAAAGACTCCCCATGATATAACATGGTTCCTCGCTCAGCATATCTATTCCATCCTGCTCACAGATATGCGCTACCACATGAAGAAGCTCATGACCTATTGTATTTATGATACTGCCATCTGATTCACACTCCCCAATGGCAAGAACACTCCTTCTTTCTGATAGGTTGGAATAGGTAAGACCTCTGTCTGCACTCTGCTTAGTCAAATGCTCGTAGGCTTCCGTTAAAGGATTTTCGTTGCAGCCAATATCCGAAAGAGCATGGCATATCTCATCGGCATCAGGTGGCTGATAGCCTATGAAACATACTATGCTCCAATCGTACTTCGGAAGGTATATCACTCTTCTCATCATAACACATCTTCCCAAGGGATAGGTACACCATTATGGCAGCAGTCGGCATAAAATCTGTTAAAGATGAAACCATCCTTCTGGTCGGCATCATCCACCATATCCTTGATAAACTGGGCTAGCTGCTCCTCATCCTTGATGGAAGACTTGTAGAAGTCTGCCCTCGCCATATTCGCCACATATACATGGTCGTAGCCTATCTTATTCTTCACCTCTATTCCCTGACCAAGCAGAAGGGAATCCACCTTCTCCTTATCCCAAAACGAGACACTTACATCACGCTTGGAGGAAGGGTCATACTTGTACATCTGTTTAACTGCCCACTCACACATTTTTTTACTGAAATGATAGCCATTGTATCTGAGATAGGCAACCATCGCCTCAGGTTTGAGGTCATACATATCCAATGGCATTCTGCATTTTCCCATATTGCTGAATATTAAAGGGAGTCTGGTCACGACATAAATGTCGGTGCCAAAACTCCCAAGTTAAACACTAGCGACCGCCACCATTGTAGCCGCCACCACCTCTTTCACCATAGCGGTTCGGGTAGTTCCAATCATCGTTCACGTTGTTGAATCTACGTCTGTTCTCACGCTCTTCACGTTCCTCACGCTCTCTTCTCCAATCGTCACGATAATCAGGCATACGCTCACCCATACGCTCCTGCTTCATCTTTTTCAGACAAGACATAGCCTTGCTTCCAAAACCAAGCATAGACTCGATGTTGTCATACAAATCATCGAACTTATCTTCTGTAATCTCAATCATTACCATAATCATAAGATTTTAAATGAATAAATAGGTAGGAGATTACTTGCTCATGGTCTGCTGGAGCCATCCCATCATCTTGTCAATCTTGCCCTCAATACCTGAAACCTTACCTTCAAGTTTATTGATTTTCTCGGTCTGTTCCTTATCCTTGGCTATCTGGGGGTTGAGTTGCTGTAGCATTCCCTCACAAGAGTCTACTACCCTCTTGTTGTAATCTACGCTCTCCAGTATCGCCTTGGATTGTCTCAGCATGGCATCCACCTCTGCACTCATGGCATCCTTATTGTCGCTAACTACAAGGTTCTTGTCGTTGGCTATCTGTCCGTTTGCTGGCAGTTGCTTGAAATCCACTTCCTCATCCCCCAGCTTCACCTTCACGTCCACTACGGTCTCCATAGGCTGAGGAGTAAAGCCGTTGTTAAAGGTAGGGTATTTCGTCTGAGGATTGCTTACTGAAACCACCTGACCGATTCGCAAGTTCGGGTTCTCGCCCTTATCGAGCACGTAGAATAAAGAATTAGTTCTTAAACCTTGAAACATAATGTAATCTCCTATTATCTATTCTTGTTAAACAATACCCGACATCATCTGTAGGGTGTTAGTATCTCTCTCAAACCAAAACTGATAAACACCAGTTCCCTGCACGTCTGCAACCGTCAATGGTTCGCCATTGTACTTGGTCACAGCCTGAGTACTTCCGTTAGTCTCGAAAAGGATAGGCAGCGTACCAGTCGTTCCAGTCGGAATCGCCTGCATCAGGTTCACGAAAATCGTTCCCCGATAGTTGGCATTCACGAAAGCGTGGTTTTTGAAGGTGAACACCACATCGGTAGTATTCACCTTTACGCCAGTAGAAGCGATAGCTGCCGAACCATTACGATTCACCCATGTATAAGGTCTTAACCAAAACATAGCAGCCTCCTTTCCTTATTAACCCCAGAATCCTGCATTGTTAGCAGCGTTCAAACCATACAAACCAGTTTGCCAAGCAACACAATTTGGAACAGCAGTAAATGGGCTGTAAGGAGTAGTTACGGTCTCAGGCAACTTACACTTGATACCAGCCACCTCGTTCTGCAAGCCAGCCAATACCTGATTGATAGGAGCCACAGCCTGACCAACAATCTGAGAGGTCATAGCAGAAGACTTGAAGGTGCTGTTCTCTTCACGAAGAGCATCAATCTTGTTCTGTAACTCTCTCATTTCAGCTTGCTTTTGACCATCAACGATGGTCTGAGTGCTATCCTTGATAGCGTTGTGCAAGTCACAAGTCTGTCTCTGAGTCTCGTAAGCTACGTTAGAGAAACCACGCTCCTGACCATTAGCTACATTGTTGATGGCATTCTGCAAGGTTCCAGTCTGCTGGCAGATAGCCAAGCGGTTCTCGCAGCAGCAGTTGGCAATCTGCTGAGCAATCTGCATATTACCCTGCTGTAAAGCATTGATAGTCTGCATACCGCTCATACCAACCTGATTACCTACACTCTGTACCTGAGAGGTCAAGGCAGAAATGGCACTCTGAATCTGACCTTCGGTGCAGTTCAACTGAGTAGCCAAATTGCTGAGTGCATTGCGGTTGCCACCGATGGCATCCATCAGGAGACCACGACCATAGTCATTGTTAATCTCGTTGGCGAGACCACCACGACCATTATTGCCGAAACCTCCCCAGCCGTTACCTCCCCAGCCCATGAGGAAGAAAAGGAAGATTACCCACATGAACCATCCACCTTCGCCACCGAAACCATTGTTTCCCTTCATGGCAAGGAGGACATTTGGGTCAACACCCTGCTTCTGGAGCAGAGGTGCAAGAAGACCGAGCATCCCATTGTTAGATGTTGAGCCTTCATTTCCGAATACATACGTTTTACTTTCCATATTATCCTGAATCTTTTGTTAAACATTAATTGATTAATACTACGTAACGTTACGAGCACAAAGTTACGAATAATATGGATAGATATAGATAAACTCGCAAAAGATTATATAAGTACTTGATGAGCAAAGATTTATGGTTACGGATAAGGTCGTAAATATACAGGAGGGGCGATTGGGTCTCTCCTATATATATAATGTGTAGCTACTTCTAGAGGTTTATGCCATACTTTCGTGATAACTTGCGGAAGAAAGCCTTCTTGTTGGCAAAGTATCGGATAAGCGACTTATTCCACTTCTTCTCATGCCCGAACTGGTCGTGGATGCCTTCGGGTATCTTGCCATCATGAACATACTTCTCAAAGGATGAGATAGACTTGCCCATTTCGTGAGCACACCAGCCCTTGTTGGCTTGCGTATCATTCATCATGGCAGTAAGAAGTGCCACAAGTTCCATATCTCCTTCCGACAGACCGCAAGGGATAGGCTTGCCCTCTGCTTGGGCAACTGCTGATTCATGTGCCTTATCTGCGAGAGCACGAAGTCCAGCTTCGATGATGCTGTAATTTACTAATTGCGACATAAGCGTATAAAATTAAAATGAGTGTAATCAGGAACATATCACAATAGTACATATTATTTGTGATAACGATAGAGCCGAACATGATGTGTATTACGTTGACTCCTGCTGCATATAAGAGCGGTATTCTCCACTCCACGCACAATCTGTGCAATACCTGACCTTTCCAAAGAGAAATCGGGTAAAGAATGTAAGTGATGAAATAGAAGAACCAGATAGGTTCCTCGTTCTCTTCGTACCATAGTGTAATCTCCATCTTGTTGTCATAGAACTGAGATACACCATACCATCTGAAAAGCATGACCAATATAGGCGCATACTTGAAATAAAGCAAGTCCGTCTTAATCTTGCTGCGTTCGGGGATAAGTTTCGTTATCTCTCCAATTAACTTCCTGACTCGTTGGTCTTCGTCTTCTTCTTGTCTCATAAGCCATTGTTTTTTTAAAAGTTTATATGATTGAGATTCTTTTGCTGATTTAATAAAAAATTCTTAGAGACAGCAAATGTAATAAGAAATTATGAAACAACTACATTTATACACAGCTTTAAAAGTTAAACTTTGTAAATATTTACAGATTGTTAGATTTGCACAAGAAATAGATGTAAAAAGTTTCAGATTGAAAGCAATTATCCCCCGAAAGCATAGCACTTTCAGGGGATAGTCATATATGTATTACTTCTCAGCCTTCGCCTTCTGATTAGCCACAACCACCTTGTTAGCCTTCTCCAGCACGGCAAGAATCTTCTTTCTCAGGTCACGAATCTGTTTCATGTCCTCAGCGTTGTAGGCATCCTTGCCATCATCTAAGAAACCTTTCTTCAACTCGGAAATCTCCTGCTTATCAAGTGAAATCTCGTCAATGGCATCAATGGTAGCCTTGTTGGTGTTGTAGTAGCCATCGCTCTGACTAGGAGCCGTATCAACCAAGAGGTCATAGGAAGTCTTGAATCCGTTCAGTTTGGTGTAGAGTTGTTTCAGCTTCAAGTCCTCGAAATCATCCTTCGGAGTAGCATGAGCCTTGTATATATCCTCGGCATTCAACTTGTGAGGTCTATACTCCTCCCCACTCTCCTCAGCACGTTCCTTCTTCTTGTCTTCCTCATACTTCTTCACCTTCACATCATCCTGCTTGTACTGCTTATACTCCTCAGAGCCGTAGAACCGCTCCAGCATAGAGTAATCGCCATCCACCTTAGCTTGTTTCTTCAACTTGCTCAGGGTATTGGCTGCACGGTCGTGATTCTCCTTCATATTCCAGAACTCATCACCTTGTTTCTTAGTAACTGGTCTATCATCAGGATTGCTGACGAACTTGCTTACCAATGGAATATCAGCCACCTTGATTTCCTTCGGGTCATTGAGTGACTTGGTAAGCACACCGAGCACCTGACTGCCCATGGTGTAAGCACCACCGAGATAAGAAGACAATACATGGTCAACCACAGCAGGGTTGTTCAGGTTGTATCTTGGGTCACCGAAAGCATCAATGCTATTCTGCTGCTCAGGATAGTCGTTTCCGATTGAGTTAACCATCCTAGATGCACGTACCAGCCAATCAGGAGTGCCCACGTATGCCTTGGTAAAGTTCGGGTCATACTTGTTATACTCTGTCTCCTTGAATAATGGCTTGCCAGTGAAGTCAACATTGAAAGCCAACTCGAAGACTGGGCGAATAGCATTCGGCATCAGACTGACCGCAATATTTCCGTCATAGCCAGTAGGGTCGAGCGGAAGCATATCCACCACCTGACCGAGCAAGTCTTCTGCATACTGGCTCCAACTTTCCTCAGCCAACTCGCCACCCATCATCTTGGATGCAATCATATCACCTATTCCATAAAAGGCACGGAACTCCTGAGCAAGCGGTATCTTCACATATTCATGGGTGAAAGGAACCCACATAATCAGGTTATTTCGTCTATCCCACTTGGTGAACTGCCAGTACTTATCCTTATCATCATCACCGCCCAGCAGACTCATCAGGGCTGCGTTAACGATAGGAACCAGTACACCACTCGCCAACCATGATGCAGTAACAGCCGTAAACTTGAAAGGATGATGTTTGACAAGCGCACCAAGAGTCTGCAAACTCTGTACTGCTGGGTTGATGAAGAGATAGAGATTTCTAATCATCTGCCAGCCGTATTCGCCAGTACCCTTGCGGTTGAAGTTCAGGGTCACGTCCTTGGCATCATTCACAGCCTCATCAATGGAACGTCCATACTGAATAGAGGTCATGTAAACCGCAAATCGGTTACTATCCTCAATCATTCTGTTCAGGAACTCGATACTATCCATGATGGTATGCCCTACCTTTACTGGGTTCGTCTTCCATCTATCCAAATCCTTCAAGTCATTCTTGAATTTCTTCTTCAAGTCTTCCACATCAAGCGAAGAGACAAAGCCAGTCTCGCCACCATTCATCATGAAGTCATAGAACATCTGTTCCTTTGGAGTAGCGTTTCCGTTGCTTACCTTCTCTCTCAACTTGCCGCTCTGATAGTCTCTCAGCATGAATCCTAGATTCCAAGAGGTAGAAAGATTCTTTCTGAGCAGATAGTTGTACTTAGCATCCTCACGAACAGCTGTAGATGCCAGCGTCATGGTCAGGTCTCGGAAGTAGTTGGAAGGGATGAAGAGAGGTGAAAGACTGGTATAGGCAGCAGCCATCTTTCTGCCCAACCAAGCAGCAGCCCTATCAATTTTGCCGCTCTGAATCTCTCTTACTCGGTGTGCTCTGGTATTGTTCATCGCCTGAGCCAACTGAGGGTCACCATTCACATAGATAACATACTCCTCGCCATCCTTCATCACTCTTACCTCATGTTCTCTCTCCTCGCTATGAGTCTGAGGATAGGCTATGTTCAATCCGTCTCTCTTCTGAGTAGCATCACCAGCCTGAGCCATCTGCTCCATCTTCTTCTCGAAAGCATCAATGGCAGCCTTCACCTGATTGCTATCCATCTGAGAAGTAATCTGAGGTGTAGCAGGAATCCACTCTTCTTTGCCATTATCATCCACACTCTTCACGTACCAAGCCTTGCTCAGGGTCAGCAGGGAAGTTGGATGATTCTGAGCCAAGAGCATCAGGTGTTGTTTCACCCAGTTCTTGTTGTTCAGCAGGATTCCGCTCTCTGCCATGTTCTCGATGTATGCGATAGGGTCATCAGCGATAGAGGTTCGTCCATGTGCCTTCTTCAAGGTCTGATTGAAAGCACCCTTGCCGCCACCGATATAGTCCCATACTTGGTCGGCAGTAGTGCCATCCCAGCCACGGAGAGGAATATAATGGCTATACATATCACGCACGTACTGATAAGTATCTTTGCTCATCATGCCAGCCTTATAGCCATCACGGAGAATCTTCTTGGTAGCCGCATTCGTTGCATCCCAGAGGTCGTGGGTCTCAGCTACATACTTACTCTCAATATCTTTTATCAGTTTGTGGGCAGCTTCCTCAAAGTCTGAGCCGTCAAAGAGAGCAGACAAACCTGAGTAATCGTAAGCAATACCATTCTTGTCGTAGCGATAGTCCATATATGATGGAGAATATTTCACCCTTAGTGCATTGTCTCTCTGTCTCCAAGTAGTGAAGTCTACTCTGCCAAACTCTAGGTCGCTATCATTAATGATACGGTTCATATCACCCTTGTAAGCCTTGTATGCAGCACTTCTCTGAGCCACGTCCTCATAGTCAGCTTCCAAAGACTTCTTGAAAGCCATCTGTGCATCACGCTCCAAACCATGCTTAGCCATCATGTAGATACGAACATTATCATAACTATTGCCCAGCACCTTCTTCATCTGATGATAAGCCTTTCTAAGTGGCTGCAAGAACTCATTGTTGTACTCCTCAAACTCGTTCTTGCCCTTGCCATGACTGCGGTTCTCGGCAGTATAGGCATCCTCAGCCATGTTCAGGCGGTCAACACCCACTTCCTTCATGATAGCTTCCTGAGCCTTGCGGATAGCCAGCATACTATCTTGGAAGGCGATACGTTTGAGTACAGAACCACGCTGCAACTCTCGGTTGAACTCTCCAAGGGCAGTATCATCACTCAGAAGATGCTGCTCGTAGGTTGGAGCAGTCTTCCACAGAGCCATCTGCTTGCGGTACTCGTCCACTCTCCTCAGGAAATCAACGGCACTCTCGCCAGCGTTGCGTTGTGGGATGGTTGGTCGCTGGGCATCATTAGGCAGATTATTATCCTTCTTCCACTGGTTCAAGTCATGCTCAAACTGGTCATAGCGCAAAGAGAACTTGGTATTACCATCCTCAGGAGTAGTTGGGCGCAAGGTGTTCTGCAAAAGAGGAGCAATAACATGTTCCGTCAACTGGGTAGGGATTCCGTTGCCGATGATGGTATGGCTCAGATTCTCTGAGAATGGCATTTTGTAATCATCGCTAACTCCTGATACTCTTGCGAGCACTCTACCCATGGCACGATACACCTTGCCGTCAGGCATCACAATCACATCACCGCTCTTTGTTCTGAGTGTTGGCAGGAGTTCATCAGCGAAGGCATGAGGAATCTTTCCATCAGCATAGGCACTACCCATCACATATAATGGCTTGTCTATGTTTCGCCAGTCAATACCATCAGCCTTCAAGCGAACGTCCATCCAAGGAGCCACACCATTCTTCTTCTCGGTCAGGGTCGGGATAATATCAGCCACAGCTTCATACCATCCACTCTTGTGTGCCATCTTCTCAGGCTTGGCAGGGAGTTTACCATCACGAATCGCACGGACAATCAATCTCTCTCGATTGGTGTAGCCGCCATAGTCAGCAGCGTTATACACATCTGCATCCCAAGTGTAGCCGTTGGCATCAAGAGCATCGGTAATAGTCTTCATCGCATCCGAATCCTTATACCCCTTCACGTTCTCAATGGTCACCACCTTTGGCTTGATAGCATTGATGAACTCAGCAGTACTAGCAGCAGTCTCCTTGTCAAGTTCTACCTCAGCATGGTTACTTTTCGCCTGAGAGTAGTTCTTGCAGACTGGGCTTGCATGGAAGTACTCAACCTCGCCATCTATCTGTTTCACCAACTCTTTAGGGTCAACATCACGAACATCAGCAGTAACAATGTGCTGCCCGAAGTTGTTGCGATATACACCGCTTATCTTCTCATCATACTCAACTGCCAAAACTGGGTCGATGATACCCTTCAAGCCCTCCTCAACAAGACCGCCACCGCTAAAGTAGGTTCCAGCCTTAATAAGTGAGCCATCCTTCAGGGAGAACTTAGGTTCCTCGCCAGCAATCTCTGCCTTGCGGTTCTCGCCCAGAGCCTGAGCAATATGAATCATCTTCTTGTTAGCCATCTGCCAGCCGCTCGGCATATCATCAATGGCAGTCTTGATAGCATCATCCACCTCATCAGGAGTGTTCAGACTCTTCAAGTCCTCAGCCATATCAGCCGCACCACGCTCACCAGCGAGAGAGAAACGGATATTGTCGCTACTATTGATTGCATCCATAGTAACCTTCTGTCTGTCCTCTGCATTTCCACGCTCATAGCTGCTCACATCAATGCCAGCCATCTTCAAGGCATCTACCACATCGCTTGGAGTATCGTTTGGAACAATAGCCTTCTCAAACTCGTCAAGACCATAAGGACGCATAAACTTGGTCTCAAAGTAAATAGAAGGCTTATCATTCTTGACAGCTTCAATAAGTTCATTCAATTTGTTGATGTCCTCGTCTGTCAAGTCCACACCATACTCTTCCTTGGCATATTTCTTTGGATTCTTCTGTGTGGTAACCTCTTCCAATCTGTCCATGCCATAGCTTTCAAATAGTTCTGCATCAGGTTGCATCTTATCAGCCAACTCATCATAGACTGGTTGCCATTTTTCTTGAAACTTCTCAACATCTTCATAGTTGCCAGTCAAATTGCCCTTCTTCTTGCGGATTTGGTCAAGAGTCCCCATAGGTTTCAATATGGATGCTACGAAATGACTGAAAGAAGCCGAACCAACGGAAGCATTCTTGCCATCTTGTTTCATTACCTTCACGGCATTCTCCACAGTGTTAGGCAGATACTTACGATTGCCATCTGGCTTATATCCAGCAAAGATAACCTCCTCCACATTATAGCGGTCATTGAGTTTTTCTTTCCATGAATCGAAGTCTTCCTTCATGCCTTTGTCCTGAATGTATTGTTGTGCAGCTTTCATCGTTGCATTCTCATCCACCTTACCAGAAGTCTCCGCATCACGCAGTATGCCATCAACGAAACGAGACAAAGCCCCATAGTCATAGCCATGTTCCTTCATCCAATCAACATCAAGTTGTTTGTTCTTGGCAATATTAGAGTTTGGTCTTTTCTTGATAAACTCCTCGTCTTTCTTAATGAATTTCTTGATGTCATTGTCAAACTCTTCCTTATTGCCATCATACACCTCACGAATAAACAAGTCAAGGAGTTTCTCCTTTTGCTCATCCGTAGTATTATAGATACCATTTAATTTTCCCAAGATACCCTTCACCTCATCATGAAGTTCCTTTGGATATTTGCCTTCAACATGAACCAACTCAGGAGCTTTTCCTTTCTCTTGCAAGTAAAGATAAGCCAATCCGTTTGCTTCACGACCATCCATGAAGCTATTGATGGCATTTCTTGTGAGACGTTGCATTTCCTTTGGAACGGATTCTATGTCTTCGTAAGCGACATCACCACCATTGCCACCAAACTTCTTTTCTACTGGAGGATAAATAGGAGTCCATGCATCTGCGGCATAAGTGCCGATATTCTTGCCTGTTCTCTTGGCAATTTTTTCTGCCTTCGGTATCAATGTAATCTCTCCATAGCCAGAATATATTCCATTCTTTGAGTCAATCACACCCATGGAAGGTGCGGCAAAGCCACCTTGCTTGATAGCCTTGCGAAGCTTATCAAGACTGATGTTGTGCATACCAAACATGGTTTTTTCGTCCTTCAAAGAGAAACGAGGTTCCGCTACTGCCTTAATCTGTTTATCTAAGTCCTTATACCTATTAAACAGACTATCCAACTCATCCTGATACTTCTCGAAAGATTTACTTCTCAAATCTTCCCAAACATCATCAGGAATATCGTTTTCAGAAGACAAGCCATGCTCGTCCATATACTCCTTCATCAGTTGCTTGTTGTATTCAACACGCTCTTTGCTCTTCGAGTTGTAGGAATCTTCTGTTTCCTTCCGTTCCTTTCTCAATCCAGCAGTCTTCTCTCTGTTAGCCTCACGTTGCTTGAAAGCCTTATATCTATCCTTATAAGTAATAGACGATGGTTCGTCTTGCTTGTATTCATGATACTCAGCACCACTTTCGTTGTCGGCATTTTTGTTTGCCACCACATCAGGAGCATTGAACTCGTTAGGAACATCACCCTTCACCTCATTCACTTGGTCAGCAAAAGGTCGGTCAAGGTCAAAGAGTTTGTAGTTACCCCAAGCATCCTTATACACATCATCCAATTCATTATGAACCGCCTTGTTATAGAATCGTCTCCATCGGTCTGCCAATACTTTCTTCTCGTAATACTCAGGAGAACTTGAAGGATTGCTCATATTCACCAGAGCATACTGAGAAGACTTGTTAGGACGGAGTTTGGAAGCATATTCATAAGCATCCTCAGCCGCTTTTCTCTGCTGCTCATTCTTGATTGAGAACTTCAAAGAAGGATGATTCAGGAACTCATCGAAAGTTTTTGGAGTCTCAACATCAACTTTTTCGCCATTTTCCTTGGCAGTTTCAGAAGAATTGTCTATCTTTGCAGCAGAACCTTCGGTTTGGGAGAGAGCGGTGTCACCTTCCAACGAAGTAGCGGCAGTGTCTGTCCTCTTGTCGCTTGCCGAAGTTTCCTTTTTAAATGCAGTCAACAACCAAGATTTTCTTTCTCCATCCCAAGTAAGACGAACACCAGCCTTATGGGTTTCACTTTCCAAGTTTACACGATTCTTACTGCTTGAAACTACACGCATATCATTCAGAATCTCCTGCAAATTATCAAGAACCTCAGGATGATACTTCACAAGTTTAGAAAGACCATAGCCATCACTATGTCCAGTTCCTTCTTTGCCCCAAACCAAATCAATATCACCAATATCCTTGTGATGAAGAGCACCGACAGCTTCTCCACCACGAACCTTCTTCAAGAACTCGATTGCAGCCTTGGCATTACCACGGAACTGATTGTATATGTTTCCGAAAGCACCAACACCAACTGGCTTAATATCCTTCAACGAGAACTTTACTTTAGCATAGTCTGCAAATGGCTTTAGCTTACGATTGCTCGTATCAAGCCACTTGTCGAACTCATCCTTACTTACTCCAGTAATATTTCCAAGACCTTGCCAACCATCGCTATAGTTGGCGAGATAAGCCTTTTTGGCATCATCCATGGAGTCATAACCATACATTACCTTATGCTCATCAAACGAGCCATCAGGATTCACTTGGTCTACGACAAACACATCACCATTCCAATTATCAAGGTCTGCTTTGTCATTGATAAACATATCCAAATGGTCACCATCCTTGCCAAACTTGCCACGGATATAACCATAGGTATCGTGCATGGTAACTTTCCATTCTTTACCATCGGCATCCTTGCCTGAGCGAGTTGAACCCTTTGGATTCTCTATAGTGTAATCGTAGCCACCGAACTTGATGTGTCCCTTCTTGTAGTTGCCACTCTCTTTCTGTGCGTCAGATGGATTGGTTTCTGTTTCTTCAATAGCAGACTTCAAACGGATGGAGAACTTGGTGTGCTCTGTGATTCTCATGTCCTCAGGCTTGAAGATAACATAGTTGGTATCATTTTCCTCTGCACCACCCATGATTGTTCCAGCAGGATATTTGATACCAGTAAAACCAATAGAAGAGAGGAACTGGCTTGCAGCCTTTTGACTGCCCATCCATCTAGATAAACGATTGTACACAAATCGTATATCATCCTCAACATTTCCATTGTCATAGGTGGTTCCCCTAGTTAGAGCATGAGTCTTCACAAGGACTGGAATCATCTGTTCCTTATCTGCATTCTTGATGTAATCATACAACAGAGTTCTGAACACAATATCCTTTGATGCCATATCATCAAGGGTCTTAGCATCCAAGCCATAAAGACCTTCAATTATCTTTGTTGCAACCTCATCAGATGGTTTCTTCTCCCATTCCAGATAGTTGCTGCCATTATCATCAGGTATATCAACCTCATAGAGAGACATTGTAGGAATAGGAAGTTTTCCTTTTTCCATTTCGTCTAATGTTTCTATTCTCTCTTTCAAATTAGAGATAGCATAATTATTTTCAGGATGCTCATGTTCTATTTTATCCAAAGACTCATTATAGAGACCTTTAACTTTTTGGATAGCTTCATTTTTATCAGAACCTTCTAAGGTAAATGTCAGAACATGACTTAACGTATATTGTTTCTGAGACGTGTCGTATTCGCTTGGGAATCTATTTTTAATAGTCAAACCAGCATAACTCTTTCCAATCTTCTCAGAAGATGTTACATAGCCACCCCAACCGAATACTTGGGAGCCAGCACCCTCACCCATGTGGTCGAAGTCAAACTCTGTGAAGTCAGCACCATTACCATGATAGACCTTCAACGAGAACTTAGGAGCATCAGCTATCTCCTGATTGATGCTGTTCACAACATCATCAGTAACAATATCGCCCTCCTGAATCTGCTGAGGTTCACGACCAGCGTTCTTCACAAGTTCTGCTTGCTCTGCTCTGGTCAAGATACGGTTCACCTTCATCGCACCAGTAATCACCCAAGGGTCAGTCTCAGGGTTCGGGTTGGTACGATACATATAATATCCATCAGTAGGCAGATGTTTCAAGCCAGCCAATGAATGCTGATACTTGCCCGATGGATTGATACCCTCTTGGCGAGCTTCCTCCTGATAATCTACATCAGCAGCATACTCCACCTCAGCGAAAACGAAGTTCTTAGGGAAGAGAGTCTTGTTGCCATCAGCATCCTTGCGGTTAAACTGGATAGCGTAAGGCACGACACCAAGATGCCAGCCTGGTCTATAGGCTAGCTTACCGCTACCGCCTTGTGTTCCCTTGCCGCCCTGCTTAACCTGAGGTCTGCCAGTCTTACTTTCTCCAGCGATAGGAGCCGCATCAGCATCGAGCCATACACCAACTGGGGTAGCAGCACCATCAGGGTTCGCTACCATTGGTGGATAGAGTTTGCCATCCTTTAGCACGAACACCTTGTAGCCGACACCCTTCTTCTTAGGCTCAGGTTTCTGACGGAGAGAGAATGAAACATCTTCGCCAGTCTCAGAGTTTGTCACCTGACCATTGGCAGTCTTCACATAGGCTTGTTCAATGGAGCGGATGATGTTCTTGGTTACATCGCTATACTCAGTACCGAAGAATGCCAACTTAATCTTCTGCAATATCTCATGGATAGCAGCGAGCAGAGGATGAGACATCTTCATAGCGAGAGTATGAGCCAAGTTGAGGTCACGAATCATTTCACCTGCCGAATCAGCAACAACCTCCTCAGCATAGTAATCTCTAGCACGTCCAGAGAATCCAGCATCAGAATATCTCTGCATGGTCTCATCTACCGCCTTGTCGAAGGCATCAGAACCATAGGTATCAAGCACAAGTTGAGTCAACTCATTGTATGCAGCAGGATTCAGATGCTTAATCTGGTGAGTCATTTCGTGACCGAAGATAAACTGAGCACCTTTCGTGATAGAAGAGTCAAGAGTGATGAAGATGGTACGATGAACGTTGCCATCGGCATCCGTAGTCTCCTGAATCCAGCCGTTGCCCAACTTGTCCGAGTACTGCCATTGAATGTTAGCACCCATCATCTTAGCCAGTCTCTCGAAAGCCTTGCGAGTCTTCAGCCCCACGATATTGTCAACGACCTTCATATCATCCACCTTATTCTTCTCTACGTCAGCAGCACGCTCGGCAGTTGTCTGCTGCTTGCCATTCTCCTTAGCAGAGAAAGGAAGGTCTTCCTCAGACTTCTGCTCACCGAACACCTTATTCTGTTCCTCAACCTTCTTGTCAACAAACTCCTTGAACTCTCTAGCAGTATCGGCATCATAGAACGTTACACCTTCTGTGATTTCGCTATCTATATTAGAAGAGTGTTTAAGGTCACGACCTGCATTGAACTCCTCTTGCAGTTTCCCGAGTTGGTCAACGACTTCCGCATTATCAGGGAAATAAACTACCTGATTAATATTCTCGCCATCATCAGGAACAAGAGTGCTAACACCAAAGCCATCTTTGCACATCAAGAACAAATCAGCGTAGCTATTTAACTTAGATGTAGGGTCTATCTCCAAGCCCTGCTCCTTTGCCCAGTTAGCAAGTTCAATGACATACTGATTGATAGGTTCTCCTTCCTTGTCAACAGCAGGGAATCCCAGCTTCTCACCATCTTCCTTAGCCTTCTGCTGCTCAGGAGTGAGAGAATTTATATTATCATTTATTTTGTCATTTGTCTTCTCATTATCCAAATCATTACCCAAATCATTAGATTCATTAGACGATTCATTATCCAACTTCTCCTCTGACTTCGCCTTCAACTCAGCCTTTTCATCCGACTTCGCCTTCAACTCGGCCTCTGGCTCAGCCTTGTGCTGCTCTGCATAGGCTGCATTCTCCTGAGCACGTTTCTGCTCTTCAAGTATGTTCTCTGCCTGAGCAATGCGAATATTTTCAACAAAATTCCTTGCTTCCGATGCCTTGAAACCGCTATTGAGTAGACCGATAAGTGCGTTACGAATATCCTGAGTATCGAGTGATTCAAGGTTTGATGGACGATTCTCCCACAAGCTATGAACGAGCGCATCAATGGTGGTTCCCTTGCCATCAGCAGCGAGCAACTGGGTCTTGGCAAAATCTTCTCTGCTCAATCCAGTCTCCTGCTTAACACCCTTGCTTGTCTCTGTACCCTCATAGTTAAGAGAGTGAGCACCGAGGTTGCTAGCCACATACTCCTCAGCAGTAAGCGGAGTTGTATCAGTCACGTCAATGCCAGTACTATCATACAGACGATGAAGGAGAGAACCGATAGTTTCTCTATAGAGTTGTAATACAGCCTCAGCATCATCCTTCACCGCACTCTTCAAGCGAGCGAACTTTCTTCTTGCCTTCTCAATAAGTTCCTTTCTACCCTCAGCAGTATCTTCCACCTTGGCAAGTTGTCGCTCATTATAAGCATCACGGATAGCTATAGCAGAGTCATAAGCCGCCTGAGCATCAGCAATAGCCTTCTCCTTGGCATCCTTTGCAGCCTTCTGTTCCACGAAAGTCTTACCCTTCACGGTCATGTTGCTAGCCTTGTCGAGTGCCTTCTTAGCATCAGACACATATCCAGATACGATACTATCTGCATCCTCACCAAACTGAGTATCATACAACTCAGCAGTCTGTGCGGCTGTCAGCTTCGAGAAGTCAGGGTTGCCATCATCCAGCATAGGCACGATGGTTCCATCTTCAAGGGTAATGGCAGGAGTCTGCTCAGGAGCAGGAGTGTTCTCCTCAGCATTTGATTCCGATTGATTATTCTCATCATTAACGATATTGGTATTCTCATCCAAAGGTGGAAGCTCACGATGGTTGTTGATATAATCAAATGATGCAGACCACTTTTTACCATCCTTATCTTCAAGGATGATACTACCCTGCTCATCAATACCAACAACTTTTGATTGAGTGTTTTCCTTTGGTCTTCCGAAACCATCGCCACTCATCCAGATTTCACTACCTTTAGGCAAACCGAGATTTGCCAACTGAGAATCCCCATCAGATTCTTCTCCACTATTATCCTCTATCATTGAGGATTCAGGCATAGCTTGTTTGTATTCATCAAGCGACATAGAAGAGATTGTAGCCACATCTTCTTTGTTCACAGCATGAGGAACAATAGTGCCATCACTCTTCAACTCCACTACCTTAGCCTTGGCACCAGCATCACGAATGAGGAATAACTTAGAGTCAGGATATTTGGTGTTACCATCCTTGTCGAGCACATCAACGAGCACCACGTTACCATTATCATTGAGAATCTGATTGAAGTCAAATGAAGGTTGAGTCTTTTCAGTCTCCTGAGTCTGCTGGGCAGCACGTTCTTTCTCCATCTGCTCACGCTCAGCCTTGGCAGCTTCCAGTCTCTTCTGGTCTTCCAAGTCTTTCATCTGCTGCAAGTCTGCAAGCGAATAAGGATTCTCCACTACGTTACCATCTATAGAGATAGCAGCAGTACCATCACCATAGTCAGCCAACACCTCATAGGTATGTTCAGTACCATCAGTATCAGTCACATTGAACTGGGAGCCAACTTCAACGGTTCCATCAATGATGCCAGCCACTTCCTTGATAGCATTCTCTTTAGCATCAGATACCGCCTGAGCCTTCACTTCATCAGCAGGAAGTTCTTCACCCAGTTCAGCAAACATCAACGCATCTGCATGTTCAACGCTATTGGTTGTCGGGTCATAATAGAGAATCATATCATCGCTATTGCTTACATCAATGGAGCCATCATCATGAGTAGCAATATTACCACTGATAATATAAACACCATAGTCTTCCAAGCCACCTGATGCTTTGATAGTAGCGTTACGGACAGAGCCACGACTCTGGTCTGTGTACATATCCACTCTCTGTTCTGCCTGATGAGCAGCGAGGTCAACCTTATCTTGTGCATCATCAACCACACCTTTGTATCGGGCAGAAGACAACTGGTAGTCATAGATAGCTTGGTCAAGTTTATCATCCTGCCCAGTCAGGGATTCCAGTTCATCGTCACTCATGGCAGATAGCTGCTGTTCAGAGATACCCAATGCTGCTGCAAGAGTCTTCATCTGGTCTTCCTGCTGAATCTGAATATCATGCTTGTCTGCATCATCAGCATCATGCCCCTCAGAATAAGCGTTGTCAATATCTGCCTGATGCTGCTCCTCAGGTGTTGTAGGCTCATTGGTTATCTCCTTGGCATTCATTTCTGCAGTCTTGGCAATATTGTAGCCACGCATCTTCATCAGGTTGACACCATAGTTAACAGCAGCATTAATCTGTTCCTTGGTCATGGTATCTCTCTGACGGAGAATATCAGCCAGTACACCACCCATCTGCTCGTTGGTTGCGTTGTCTATCTTATCCTTAATGTCTGCCCAGTTATCGCCCATCAGGTTCTGTGCATCACTATCAGCCACGTTCACCTTGTTGCGGAATCTGTAGTACTGAGCACGATTATAGATACCTTTTACTGGTCGGGAGCCAGCACCCATAGCATACATAGAACCGACAGAGATAGCCATACCACCGATAATGTCGAGTTGCTGCTTAGCATCAAGAAGGTCGCTCACCTTACCTTCACCATCCAGCAGGGCATGAAGAGGAATACCAATTTCCTCCTCCATCACTTCCTCAGCGAAACCATTGATACCGAACTTCTCCATCCACTTCTTGGCATTGGTATACAGTCCACTCTTGCCGATATTCTTGAAGAACTCAGCAGAAGCATTCATACCATGTTTCTCCATGAAGTTGACAGCACCCTTCTTGATACCATAGTTGTGACCGAAGAGTTTTTCAGTATAGTTCTCTACCATAGCAGAGGTCATACCCTTATAGAGAGCAGTACCAATAGACTCACCACCCTTATGCAGAAGATTTCCATTCTCATCGAAAGTGCCAAACTTATAATCACCCTTCTCATCCTGATACAGATTACCCAGATGTCGCTGCATGATGTCAGCACCAGTCTTCAACGCTTGCTCAGTTCCAGCCATCGCATACGAGCCGATAACATCGCCAGCCACGATACCAGTATTCTTCAAGATGGCAGCACCCACCTTTCCCATACCACGTTTAGCAGCAAATTTCAAGGCTCCACGACTGATGCCCTTGGTAATACCACCATAACCACCAGTCAGGAAGAAGTCAGCCATAAATGGGAGACTCTGCCCTGCAATCTTCGTCCAACGATAGACGTTACCCATCTTCTCGTCTTCAAGAGCCGCAGCAGCATCCGCACCCAGTTTACTCTTCAGGAGCATCTTATCAGAACTAGATAGAGGAATATTGTTATCCATCTTTGTCTTGATACGTTCCATCTGCCCCATGGTAGCGAAGTCAGTCAAACCGAAATCCCAAGTCTTGGCAGTAAAGGCGGTATTGTCAAGAGCCTTCAAGACATCCTCACCCCAGCTACTTGTAGGATATTGTTTCACCGCTTCAAGCGCACCAATCTGCTCAGTAACCAGAGAAAGAGAGGTTGCCAACTTATTTCTATAGTCACTCTGCTCAGCAGTTCTTCCGTTACCTGCACCGATACTAGCACCATAAGATAGCAAAGGATTTCCGTGTTGGCGATTATCCTCAGCGATAAGAGCCTCAATCTCCTTCTTTCGGGCATAGGCATCAGCCAGTTTCTTGTCAAACTGCTTTTGAGCACCTTCCTCTGTAAGGTAGGTTCCATTCTTGCCGATGTTCTCCTGCAAGTCATAGTTACCTTTCTTGTCACGAACATCAAAGGCAGATGGTATCTCACCAGTATCTACCGCTTCCTGATAAGCATTGTTTTGCTGGTCAAGAATAGCTTGTTTCTGCTCAGCTTCAGGAAGAGAATAAACATTCTCATTGTCCGAGGTAACGTATGCGCCAGTCTTGCCAGTCTCAGGATTGTAAGCAAAATCATCCTTCACCACATTATTTGTATCACCACCATAAGGAGTCTGATTTGTACCCAAGTTCACACGACCGAAATCCTTCTGCTGTTTCTGCTTTCGCTGTTTCAATCTATTGTATCTGCCAGCATTGTTCATTGTCTGCTGAGCACTAGCCGAGATAGCTGCTGCCCCAGCAGAGAAACGAGCACGGTCAGCAGCACTCATTGGAACACTACCGCCTTTTGCTCTTGATGAAGTCCTGCTTCGAGGTTCAAAAAGTGCAGAGTAAAAACGCTCATAAGTTGATGGAACATCAAAGTTCTGAGCCTTCAAGTTCTCATAGATAGTGTGTCTGTTATCCGCACCGCCCTTTCCGTCTCTTGTCAGAGCACTCTCAAACTTATTGTAATCATCAGGCACATCATAGTTCTGTGCTTTCAGATTCTTATATAAAGTGTATAATGGTCTTTCTGCCATGATATATATATTTGTTTGTTACCAAATTCTTGTTACCAATTCTGTTACCATTTTACGCCAGTCTTCTTCTTGCCACCAGCCGAAGAACCGCCAGCCTTATGTGTTGTATGCTTGCCGCCGCCCGATGATGTTCCACCTCTAGTTGACGTACCACCAGTAGTAGAACTTCGTCTACCCTTCAATCTATCCATGAGGTATCTCACGTTAGTCTGAGTCACATTCTTGATTCTCAACTTTCTTTTAAGTTCATTTATCTTCTTCTGCCCCTCAGGAGTGTCCATCAGGTCGTAATACTCATACCAATAATCAGCAGTAGTTTGGTTACCGCCAGAAGATTTCTGAGCCTTATTAGAAATTCGTCCTTCTCGCAGTCTAGCAAGTGCATCCTGAGCAGCCCAATGGCTTATCTGACCATCAGCAAGCATCTTCTTAATCTTCAACTGATTATCTTTATACTCAGCATCATTGGTATATTTCAACTTCGATAAGTCAAGTCTTCTGTTTCCTTGGTCGATTCTCTGCTGCCCTTGGTCATTCTTCACCTTGTTGATTTCGTTCTGCATATCGTGATACCTCATCTGCTCAGCAAGAGTCAGGTTATTCTTCCGAGCTTCCTCATCAAGAGCGAGTGCCCTCTGATACCCAGCCAGCCATGATGCCCGATTCTTCTCTCTCTGAGCATCCATATAAGCCTTGCGTTTATTCACCGCCTTAGTCATATCCGACTCAGGATTGTGTACCACCTTGGCACCATTCGTAGCAAAGAAGATATTGGCGAGCGCACGAAGACCATCACCAGTAGCAGCGATACGAGCCTTTGCACGTTCCTTCTTCTCTCTGTTCTCCCTCTGCTCAGCAGTCTCATTCAGTTCAGGATTCAGTATCTTATACATATCAGCATAAGATAGCTGCTTAGGCTGAGGTTTCGACTCCTCCTTCTTCACGATGGGTACGGATGGTTTATCCTCCTCATCATTAGGAGCATCCTGATTCACATCTACCCCATTAGCGATGGCTTGTTGAGTAGCGATAGTCTTCTCTCTAGCCGCCTTCATCGTAGGTGTTTCATTCTGAGGAGTAGCAGCATTCATCTGGTCAACTTTCTTGCCAGCCGCATCAAGTTGCTGCTGAGTGAAGACTGGAGCCTGAGTCTGTGCCACCTTATTGGCAGCATCCACCCCACTCTGCTGCTTGTTGAGAACACTCTGTGTAGTCTTCAAGCCGTTGTTTGAACGTAACATATCTGATGCTTTCATAGGCTATGCTTTAATCTTTTGAAGTTTAGCCCCAAGGCTATTCAAGTCACCCTGAGAAGGAAGAGAAGTTGCCTTAGCTTGCAAGCCGAGAACATCATTCGGGTTCTTGGCAATACCATTCAACTGCTCCTGAGTCACATTCATGTTCGGAGCCTTGCTCTTACCAGCACCACTATCAAGCGATGCAGCGATATTGGCAGCAGTACCAGCAACACCAGCCACCGCATTAGCAGTATCAGCAGCCTTCTCAGCATCAATACTCATCTGCTGGTTCTGCAACTGATTCTTTCTGTTCATATACTGCTGTTCGATGTTATCCTTTCGGGCATCATTTGCAGCTACAATCTGTGAGGTAGTATCAGCAAGGGTCTTGTTGTTCGCCTCCTTCACCGCAGTAGTGGAGTCTTCCGTACCACCCATCACCGCTTGTCTACCCTTGGCAGCCTTGTTTCTGTTCTTGATTTGCTCCTGCATCTGAGTGAGCAATCGAACCGTATCAGCACGCTTGGTAGGGTCTTCATTATACTTTCTATCATACCATGCCTGATTTTCTCTCTGCTGCTGGGCAATCATCTGCTCCTGCTTTTTTCTCACCTTGCGGTTAGCTATACCGCCAGCAATACTGCTTGCAAGCCCAAGCCCAGCACCTATTAATGCACCTATCATATATATGAAATTTTAATTATTAATAATGGTACAAAGATACTGATACCATCCGAGAATCGTATTTTATCCGTTTATTTAGGTAGGTAAGTTAACGGATAAAGTTTCCGTTTGCCGAATAATTACTATCTTTGCACCAAAATAGTTAAGTCAATGGCAGTAGATAGAAATACAAAAGGGCAGTTCGAGAAAGGTCGGGCAAAGACTGGAGGTAAGAAGAAAGGTTACGAGTCTCCTATCAACAAGGAGTTTCGTGAGTTGTGTGCCGACTTTTCTAGAGAGGCATGGGATGATTTCATGGAAGCTTGGTATAAGTGCGAGCCGAAGGATAAGGTAGCATCATTCATCAAGATACTAGAGTTCAACTGCCCTAAGCTACAGACCGTCACTCTTGACGATAAGCGTGAGGTTCACAATGCCCTCACCGAGAAGTTGAGACAGATGTCGGAAGAGGAAGGATAAAATGTAATTCATAAGAAGAACGTTTGTTTTTTTCATAGGTTTTTGGTTTATAGGTTTTAAGATTGTTAGGATAACGAAATAGGGAATGCGTGAGCACTCCCTATTCTTTTTTTATTCACTATCAGCGACCACCTCTCGCTCTTCTATCCCCAGCCATATCCGTCTTGGAACCACGATTAACCGATGATGGTTTATACCTAATTCCTGATTTGGTATGTGAAGCATCCATGCCCTTGCGAGAAGCTGCCCCATACTTCTTATCGTGGGCAGCGTTGTGACGAGCCAATTCCCTACGCTTAGCCTTCTGAGCAGGGGAAGACTCGAAGCGAGTATCATAACGCTTTTTCCGCTCCCTAGATGCTGGGTGAGTCTGATAATATCTAGCTGATTCTGATACCATTTTCCTTATTTATTTAGTTTATAAAAACCATTTTCAAATTCATTATATACTTTATCTATATGTGCTCCTAACTGATATAAATAAGCATATTGAGGATATTTTTCAAGCGAAACACGCATATCAACATCAACTAGAAACCATTTTTTCGTTCCGTGATAAGCCGCTAATTTAAAATCATGACCATCTGCCGTCCCAACTAAACAGATTAAACCCCCTATAGGTTTTTCCTCTAATACATTTTTCCATGCCTTATTCTTACGCACGAATTTTATACCACCATCCATTTTCTTATCACAGACCATAAAGGTTTGTGTAGAAGACTCGCCTACTTTAGAACAAGCCAAACCCATTCTTTGTGGTATCATATACACAACATCAGGTGCATTGAAATTAGGATGACGATTTGCCTTCCAAGTTCGTAAATTTGTTTTTTTCATATCTATCTCCAATAAAGTTCACGATGTTCCTTCTTCAACAAATCCCCAGTTCTACACCACCAGTCATTCGGACTCGCTTTAAGATACTCCTCAAACTCAGGGCAGTTCTCTTCGTGAGTAAGATGAGGATGAGAATTAGGCTTGAACTGATGCACACACAGCAAGTCTGCATGATTGCCGCCATAAATTCTTGGTGGCATAACATCTTTCGCCTGATGCCACACCTTGTTGAGGTCAATGAGTTCTGCCCCATCCAGTTCTTTCAGGACATTATCAATCTTACCCAGCACACGATTCAGTACTTCTGCCCTATCGGTTCCACCCTTAGCAATTAACCACTTAGCATCACTCAGGGCACTTCTAATCAACATATCAAGTTCCATAAGCCAAAATTTTAATTATTAACTTCGTTCAATATCTTAATCACTCTGCTAAACATAGAGCCAGTCCAGCTATCATCCCCATTATGATGCAGATGGATATAGTCACATACCGCCCTATAGAAGGTCTCGGAAGTATAGCGCAAGCCGTAGTCTTCCGTCTGAAACTCATCCTTTGCGGTCAACTCGTCACACTCCAGATGCCGCTTATGAGCTTCCATCTTGCCATCTACCTTCAAGACCTCATACCCATACTCCTCGCCCTTATGAATAGGGCAAAGGCACAACTCACATACATGCTGCTTGCGAGCAGTTCTGACCTGACAACTGATTGACTCTATCTTCATAATCCTATCTATTTTAGATTGGTAAAATCTAAGAAAGCACTATTTAAACTATTACCTACACAACTTCTTATCTTATCACAGAAGACTCTATCAGCATTGTCAGTAAAGTAGTTCCAGAAAGATAGCGCAGGAATGGTTTTAAGGCTCATATCCAAAGAACTCATCACTTTGTCCAAAATCTTATCGCCATTTACCCAAGCAAATTCTCTATAACCTTCTAGGCGAGATTCACACAAATCTTTTATTTGATTACCCCTTAATGATACATTTACGTCTTCGAGATACGATAAATTATCACGTAAATTGCTATTACTTCTTTGCAACGATGCAATAGCTTCTCTCAATTCATTGACACATCTTTCATATTCTTTCGTAGCTTTATCATAAGCAGCGTGTTCTATAGAACGAGCTTTTAAATCACTCAATCTTGCTCTTTCAAGCAACTCCTGATACTTGTCGTAGTCAAGAATGACCTTTGCTTTTTCTTCCTTTTCCATAAGCGATTTTTGTTTTTTGTTTCCTACTAATTACTTAATCATCCAAATATAATTATTAAAAATTAAAATGGATAGATTTTTGATTCCTTTGGATTCTAGGTTCCCCTTAACGCACACGTATGTGAACGCATCAGAAAACCTAAGATTTCATGGATGAGTTCCGTCACCCCCCATCATCTGGTCACTTGATAATTCTACATCAGTTAACCTAAGCAGCATAAGGAGTAGATTCCCCTCCGCTCGTCTTCTGCTATTAGTTCCTACGATTTGCCATGCGGTCTTCCTTGCAATTTATAGACTCGATGAATCGGAAGGTATCTAGCCCATAGTCTTCCATCTTGTCTTGTCTCAAACTCAGGGGAATAAAAAAAGAACCCCCGAGTGTTGGTTACGGACAACGACTCAGAGGTTCATATCTTGTAGGCTTACGCCTTGAAAGGAGGACTACTTTGGTCTGTCAACCGTAACATTGACGATGCAAAGATAGAAGCTTTTTCTGAAACCACCAAATGCTAAAAAGTGTTGAATGTAAACTAAATTGATTTTTTAGGGAAATAGATATACATTAGATATACGAAATGATACAATGTTAATCTAAGTTAAAGTCTTTTTGAAAACTAGTTGTGAATAAGATTTAATTCTTATCTTTGTTGTGGGCAAGTTAGTTACTTTGCAAAGATTAACACTTCATTGTTACTATTTTGTTACTCATTAATAACAAAGAAATATATAACCATCTATAAATCAGGTATTTAACTAGTGAAATAAACCATATTGAAATAATAAAGATAATTATTTTAAGTTGTTAAACACTTACACATTCTTTTACCACCGTGGTTATCTCTATGCGAAACTCGGTTGGTGTGCCACAACTGGGCAACTCTTAATGCTTGATTTCGGGTACAAAAGTACATCATTATTCTGAAACCACCAAATTTTTTCGGGATTATTTTTCCTGTTTTTTTCCTTCTTCTAAAGAAGAAGATTTTTCGGGGTAGCAGATAGTAAGGAAG